GCTAATGCTTCTGCTTGTGCCTGAACAGCCGGTCCTAATCCACGAGCTAGTTGTTGTTGTTCTTCCAAGCCCATGTACCCAGAAATCCCTTCAACGAGATTTCCAATACCATCTGTACTAAACAAACCACCTAGAATACTACCAAGTGACGTATTAATACCTGAGCCGTCTGCACCTGTTTCGTAAAAACGAAAGCCAGAGTTTTGATCAGCCATTAGTATGTTCCTCCGTCAATTGTTCCGGCTGTTAATGTTCCTGTCACAGTGACGGTAGGGGCTGTCACTGTGCCTGTGAATGTTGGAGATGCTGTGTTTGACTTTGTTGCCACTGATGTAGCAATTGCATCAAATTCATCGTCAATCTCAGAGCCTTTGATAATCTTGGCAGGGTTACCAGATGCCAAAGAGTCCTTCACTGTAAAGTTAGTGGTTTTCGTATAGTTTGACATTAGATAGTCCTTCCTATTGTTGCTTGCGCTGTCAGTCTCTGAATGGATACCTGTGAGCCATCAATCTCTGCCTCAACACCAAGTTGCACCACTTGACCGCCGCCAGATGCGTTTACATTAGGACGGTTTACCAAGACCCCTGCGTTAAATTCACCGATGTTGTATTCTGCAATATTGTACTCAGCTAACACCTGAGTTGATAAAGTAAATCGTCTTTTCTTATAGGCATATGAATAATCGTATCCCCAGTTAAGTGTTACGTCTGTTGCCGATCCACCGATTACAGTGATCTTAAGGTTCTTTAGCAACTTCAGGTTCGACGGAGCACCAAAGTCAATATAGTTTGTAAAATACGACATTTGATACGCTGTGCCGTTGTCAGTAAATCCTGTGTACTTAGCAATACCTAACTCTTTACCTAATAACAAGTCCCCGTCACGGGTTCTACAAAGAGCTTGAGGGCCTATTGTGTCCCATTGTGTTGTTCTATGTGCTCCATCTTGTAGAGGTGCTCGCATGTCAAAACAGTACGTAATATTCGTTGTAGGAAGATGCAATAAGTAAAATGCTTCTTCAGGTGAGTAAACAGAAAAGATATTTTCTGATTCTGCACCTACATAGCTGGTTAGCTCAGTACGCACATTCTTACTGATATCGGTAAGAGGCGCTGACTTTTCTTGAATTGTGCGCTTAAGACTACGGACACCAGAATCCGAAAGAAATATTAAGTCTGTTCCAGTAACCTGTACAGAGTCTCTAGCAATACAACCGATACCAACAACTGTGTCAGCTAGTTGCATTGTTGCAGGGTCTTCAGCACCTGAGTACAAGATAACCTGACGTTTACCAAAGATAGCTAAGATACCATTGTGTACCGCTAGAGCTGTAATTTCATCAGCCCCGTCAGGCCACACCTTAGAAACATCTATAGAGCCAGAGCTACCTGTGTCCCATTTAAATCCTGTGAGTAAATCGCTCCAGTACACTGTGGTGTTATTGGAAGACGTTTTGGCAACCCAGAGTCTACCAAAGCCAGACTGCACGATATCCCCACTAGGAACCGTACCACTATAATCTGCGTGTGCAGACACTTCATCACATGTTGTCCCATCATAGTAAATAGGATCAGACCCCTCACGGAACAAAAAGTGTACTCCGTTTAAAGTAGCGTGATCGTATAAACCATCGGACACTGTGTGTGATGCCGGGGTTATATCTGTTAGTGTTGTAGTGCCTTTGTAGATATTAGAGTCCGATGAACTGATAATCTCTGTTGTACCATCAGACTTGACAAACTCTCCGATAGAAACAATAGAGTCCCCACCAGAGGTTGTTTCGTATGCCCAGCCCTTGCGAGCACCGATACGTCCAAACTGGTCAATAACACAGTTATCCGCAATCAATGCAAACTGTTCAGGCAATGAAGTTGGAGAATCTTGAGTGTTTAACCCAAAAAACCCCGGAGCCTGAATTGCAATACTCTGTAGCTCTTTAGCCATTACACTGTTGTCCAGACTGTCTCATCAGGGCTAAGGCCTGCATCAAAGGAAACCGCATTAGATAGTTCCTGTTGTGCAAATACAGCCTGCTCTGAAGCTGACTGGCCTCCTGTCTCACCACGTTCACGTAGTGCATAAGAATATGCCCACTGAATGATAGGCGATGAAGGGACAGAAATAGTATCAGAATCGCTAGTCAAATCACCTGTACGCTTGACTGTGTAAACGCTAAAGGTCTCTACAGCATTTGGTGTGCGGTATAAACGAATCTGAGCATCACCATTGCTATCAAGTCCATCAATTGTAAAGTATGCAACAGGCCCAGTAGCTGAGTTGCTATCTAGATTGAGCTGACGGATACGTTGTAATGATTCAAGGAGAACCTTACTATTACGTGTCTCATTATGTACATATAAGACCTTAGAGCGTACACCAAAGTCTGTTAGTGAATAGAGACCATCGCCAACAGTTGTAGTAATTGAATATGTATGACGCAGGCCTGTCCAGTCCCATGTGTCCTCTACAAGACGCTTGGCATCATTGACAAAGTCACCGATCAGTTTAGAATAATCTGTCTCATCAACAGTGGTAACTTCTTCTTCACGAAGTTTTCTTAGAACTGCGTTTACTAAATTTAAATAGGTCATAACTATATTATACCATGTTTTTCAATAAAATTAAACAGTTCGCTGTAATAAACGGCGGGAGAATGTTAATTCATCGTCTTCTAAGAAATCAAGGTCAGGCTCTAGCATCGCTAGTTCTTCACCTTCGCCTAAGGGTACACTAGGGGTCACATCGCCTTCCAGTAAGTTTGCTAGTCCAATCATTTGAAACTCAGGTGTTAGGTTAAGTTGTTTTAAGTCAACACCCATGTCTTTTAGTTCTTTTAGATTGTAGTCGCCTAAGTCTCCTGTGGATAAACCTTGAAGGTCGAGCTTGCCTAAGTCTAAACCTAAGTCCGCTACTTGTTTTAACTCGATGTTACCTAAGATGTCTGGTGTTTGAATGTTGAGTTTGTTCAAGTCAATACCTAAGTTAGCAATGTCAGGTATTGAATACCCTGCCGCACTTAAGCCACTAAAGTCTAACCCTAGATTACTTACGAGCTTATCGTAGTCAAAATCAGGAGCCTCTAAACCGACTGCTGAAGCTAATTCACCTGCTTCAGGGAGCTTACCACCACGTTTGTAGTATTCCTCGCCAAAAATAAGACCTGCTTCGTCTTGGTCTACGCCTTGGTCAAGTGCTACAGCAGTCTTAAGTGCCGCATAACCTGCAGGGTCGCCTAAACCAACTGCATCGACAATCTGTTGGTCATATGTATCCGCAAGTACTGCTAAAGCGTCTTCTCCCTGAGCGATTCTAAAGCCCGCCTTGATGGGATCAATGTTTTCCTGTACTATGGTATAGACATCATCACCTAAGGCTGTCCTAGCGGTCTCACGTAGCTCTGGGGCTACTTTATTAAATGCTTCCTTGCCAAAGTTATTGATCAGTACGCCTTGAACGTCCCCGCCATCTGCAATAGTTGCCGCAGACTTCATGAGTTTAGCTGTGTCAGGATCAATCGGTACGTCACCTAAAGCAGTGACTGAAGAGATACCTAGTTGTGCTAGATCAGTTGCACTAATGTCTTGACCTGAGTTTGCTTTAGCATATGTTCTTAATGTTGTTGATGCAACCTTGCCCGGAGTTGGGTCAACGATTGTTGCAATCATCTGAACATAAGGGTCTTCAATAACTTCATTGAACCCGTCAAATACAGGTGTAACAACGTCACGTACAGAATCTTCAAAAGATGCTAAAGCGTCAGATACAGGATCAGTAGCCGTCTCAACAACGTCACCAATAGCGTCTGTAATTCGTCGTATTGGACTCCAACCCATTAGTTATACCTCAGTATTGTATATTTATCTTGCTTGCCTAGAACTTGAGCACCAAGCATTAGATTAAAGTTTAAACTCTTAATGTTATCAACGGTAGTATAACATGTTCCTAAGTCTTTTAAAAGGGTGCTTAGGTGTTTCTTGAGTGATGGTTTCCAGTCAAGGACTTCACAATGTAATATCTTCTCACCATCATCGTCAAACTTGACAACAACAATGTGATTGTTACTGGAGTCAATTACCACTTCTTACACGACCAATAGCGTGCTGTTAGCTTACTTGGGGGATTAGTATCGCATTTGTGCCTTGCCCTAAAGCTCTTACGTCGAGCAGGTTGATCTTTCTTGATGGTCATCTTAGGGTCACCAAAGCGGATTGTCTTGGTTTTGTTACCTTCTTTGGCAACCACTACGAACTTTTTAGAGCCACCCGGAGTACGCTTAGGCTTGTTGTAGCCGCTTACGCCTGCTCTGGCTAATTTAGGGTCTTTAGACTTAGGCACATTAGCCTCCTTGGATAACATCGTTTGATTCTATGACAGAGACTAAACAAGTGACATCATCATTAGTAGCTGTACGTCCTATAATCTTGTCACCTTCAGCCATCATAATAAAAGCGTTAGGCTCACCGCCAATCTTAAAGAATTCATTAGCAGATATACTGTATGCGTCTAGGATTTTTAATGTAGTTGT